GCATACATTGCTGACATTGCCACAACGGCCGTGCCAATCGGATTACTGGCAATAGCCGCTCCAAGCGCTTTCTGCGCCTGGGAAAACAGTTTTGTTCCAGCTTCAGCAAGCTTTACTTTTCCTTGGAACAATCCCAGTATGGCTTGTCCTTCTGACAATTCAACGTTATACATTCGGCCAGTATATTTTGCTGCTTCCATTTGTTCCGCATATCGTCCTATTGCTGTATTGGCATTCTTCCACCAAGAGGTTCCTTTTTCTACCGCCTTACCAAGTTTAGACGTGGATTCGCCTAAACTTTTCGTTATCTTAAGACCTTTGTACGCAGATACCAAACTTAAAATAACAGGAATTGCTGTACGTGAATTCTCAGCCACAAGCCTTAATCCGTCAGCTGTTAACGGAAGTATCGTCTTGGCCAGACCCGCACCCGCAGAGGCTATATCTTTAAGCGGCTCAATAATTCCTTCCGCTGCTTCACTGGTCCCCGCAATATTATCCGTGACATCGTTAAATACACTTCCAAGTTCACTTACTACCGCTTTTAACCCTCCTGCATTAAATGCATCATGCAGGCGTTCTACATAGCCAATTGACTCATTCACAGTATTCTTGATAGGGTCTCTCAGGCTATCATATATGCTGATACCGAAGTCATCCACATTATTCTTCAGTATCTGAAGGCGACTTTCCAACGTCTCATATCGTTGTTCCGCCTCATTAGTCAATGCATTATTATCATTCCATGCCTGAGCAGCAATTCCTAAAGATTTAGACAATACATCCCCGGCGCCGGATAATCTCAGCAACGCATCCCTCTGCCGTATTTCTGTAATTTCCATATCCGCTAGGGTACCGATCGCGCTCTTCCCACGGCTTTCCATTGTCCCAAGCCCTGTAATGAATGATACGATCGCTCCAGCCGCATCGTTTTCAAATGCCGTCTTAAAATCTTCCGCACTCATACCGGCAACATCAGCAAATTGCTCTAATGAATCGCCTCCTTGTTCTACCGCAAGCTGTATTTTTGACATAACCGTGGACATGGCAGAACCACCGGCATCTGCTTCGATTCCAACACTTGACAACGCTCCGGCCAGGCCAAGTATCTGCGCCTCACTCATGCCTACCTGTTTCCCTGCTCCTGCTAGCCGAAGTCCCATTTCAACAATTTCAGATTCAGTTGTCGCCAGGCTATTTCCAAGCGAAACGACAGTGGATCCAAGATTGCTGAACTTCTCCTGTGGCATCTGTGTAATATTCGCAAGACGGGCAAGGGATGTGGCGGCCTCCGTTGAAGACATGTTCGTAGCCACTCCAAGATCAGACATCGTTCGCGTAAAATCCATCAGGTAGTCATTCTTGATTCCCAGTTGCCCCGCTGCTTCTGCAACTTCCGATATGGCGGCGGCAGATTGCGGGATGTCCTTTGCCATACCGCGTATGCTGTCGCGAAATCCCTGTAATTCCTCATCCGTTGCGTTTACGGTCTTCTTTACCCCCGCAAACGCTGACTCGAATTCTATTCCTGTCCTGATAGCATATACTGTAATGCCCGCGATTGCCGTGCCAGTAGCGGCGGCGGCTACAGTTATGCCTTTTAGTCCGGTCTTTGCCATTCTCCCGAATTTTGACATAGCCTTCTCAGCCTGTGCACTATCCAGTTCCTTTGATATTTTAATAGCGCC